TGAGCGTGGCGGGGCCGGTCGGGGCGTATGAGTATCACGGTCGCAGCGCTGACGGGCGGGTCGCTGACGTCTCGGTCGAAAGTCCGTCGCCAGCCTGCGTGACGATCACCGTGCTATCCCGCGAGGATGACGGCACCGCCAGTCCTGAACTGCTGGCGATAGTGGATAAAGCGCTCAATGCCGAAGATGTGCGCCCGGTGGCCGACCGGGCGACCGTCCAGTCAGCCGAAATTGTGCCGTACCAGATTGACGCGACGCTCTACGTTTACCCCGGCCCCGAATCTGAACCCATCAGGCAGGCGTCAGAGCAGCAGCTGCAGAGCTACATCAGCGCGCAGCACCGTCTCGGGCGTGATATCCGCCTTTCGGCCATTTATGCGGCGCTGCATGTTGAAGGTGTGCAGCGTGTTGAGTTGGCATCACCGCAGGCCGACATTGTGCTGACTAAGTCGCAGGCGTCGAACTGCACCGGGTACCAGATAACTATCGGGGGCTCGGATGAGTGACCGGCTTTTGCCCGTTGGCTCATCACAACTTGAGGTCGCCGCCGCTGCCGCGCTCGCTGAGATTAAGCGCGTGCCGGTACCGCTGCGCACCCTGTGGAACTGGCGCGACTGCCCGTTAAAGCTGCTGCCCTATCTGGCGTGGGCGCTGTCGGTCGACAGGTGGGATGAGGGGTGGCCGGAGGCGACAAAGCGCAGCGTCTGTGCGTCCTCGTTTTTCGTCCATCAGCACAAAGGCACCATCAGCGCATTGCGTCGGGTGGTTGAGCCGCTCGGCTATCTGATTGAGGTGCGCGAGTGGTGGCAGCTCGACGAGGAGCCAGGCACATTCCGCCTTGTTGTCGGCGTGCTCGACAGTGGCATCACCGATGAAATGTATCAGGAGCTTGAGCGCCTGATTGACGACGCCAGACCGGCAAGCCGCCACCTGACCGGGCTGGCTATCAGCCTGAGTGCGACCGGCGAGCTGTATGTCGGCGCAGGATGCTACCACGGCGATGCGCTGACCGTTTACCCCTACACCCCCGAGGAAATTGTCGTCGGCGGTGAATATTATCCGGCCTCGGCCATCCATTTGATTGATAACCTGAGAGTGAACGCATGACCGCAAAATATTTTGCCCTTCTGACCAATCAGGGCGCGGCGCGGCTGGCGAACGCGACGGCACTCGGTACCAGACTCAACCTGACGCAGATGGGCGTCGGTGATGCAAACGGTGCGCTGCCGACCCCTGACCCCGCGCAGACGAAGCTCATCAACCAGAAGCGTATTGCGCCGCTGAACATGCTGAGCATTGACCCGGCAAATGAAAGCCAGATTATCGCGGAGCAGATTATCCCCGAGAATGAGGGTGGCTTCTGGATCCGTGAGATTGGTCTCTATGACGAAGACGGCATTTTGAT